CGCGTTTTCGGCGCTTTGGAACGCGCCGACCAGTGTCTGGCCGATATCGCCGCCGATATCGCGGGCCTTGGCGGCATAATCGGCGAGCGCTGCGGTGACGGCAGCCCAGCCTGTTGCGGCTTGCTCCGCGCCCTCGGCTGCTGCCGCCCCGGCTGCGCGTGCGGCAGCTCCTGCACCACCGGCAGCGGCGGCGGTGTCGTCCAATTCCAACCCGAGTGCGTCCGCCGAGGCGGCGGCATCGGCCAGTGCGGCTTCAGCTTCGGTACCGGTGCCGGTCATCGCGTCGCGCAGGGCTTGCCAGCTGGCCAGCGGGCGGCCTGCGGCATCGGCGAGCATGCCTGCGGCTTCTCGGTAGCCGTTGGCACGGGCGCGGGCGTCGTCGGCCGACGCCCCAAGCCCAAGATCGGGGGCCGCGACGTAGGTTTGTGCCAGTGCCGTTGTAAACGTATCGGCTGCTGCAGCACCGGCCACCTCGGCCGCCCCCGCGAAGGGATTCTCGATCACGCCGAGCGTCACCGGATCGAGTGTTCCGATCCGCACCCCGCCTGTCCCGGTCGCCCATTCGGGGAGCAGGTCCAGCGCCGCGTTCAGGGTCGTAATGAACCCGTTGATCCGGGTGACGACACCGTTCAGCATCGCCTCGACGCCCGAGATCAGACCGTTTGCGGCCTGAAAGGCAAAGTCGCCGATGGCACCGGGCAGACTGCCCCAGATCGCCTTCATCGCATCGAACGCGCCTTGGAACACAGCCACCGAGCGGTCGCCAAAGCTGAAAACGCCGGTGTTGGCACCATCGAGAGCAGTCAGCGCCGTGGCTTTCATCCCCTCCCAGCCTGCCGCCATCCTTGCCAGCGCTGCGTCCAGCGAGAGGCCGATGCGCCCCCAAACCTCGGACGCGAGGTCAGACAGCAGTCGAAACGCCTCGCCGACGCCGCCGACCCGCTCAACCAGGCGGGCGAACTGATAGACCAACTCGCCCGCACCGACGATCAGCGCGCCGATGCCGGTACGGATCAAGGCGCCGCGCAGGATGACGAGGGCCGTGGCAAGCCCACGCACGGAGAGGGCAGCCGCCGCCATGCCCGCGACCCAGCGCCCGGCCATGATGCCCGCGAACGTCGCGGCATAGGTGGTCAGTCGTCCGAGGTTGTCGAACAGAGCCTTGATCGCGATCCCGAGTGGCCCGGTGCGGCTGGCAATCGCCGCCATGGCATTCGCGACCGCCTCCAAGGCAGGCGCAGCGGCGACAGCAAGCTGGTTCGACAACCCGCGCCAGATCAGGCCAAGACGCGAGATCGCGTCATTGGTGCGTTCGATCTGGTCTGCGTCAGCTTCGGAAACGACAACCCCGAACGCAAGCACATCCTCGGTCGCCTGGCGCAGTGTCGCCGTGTCGATCCGGGTGAACACCAAGGCCGCGCGGTCGCCGAAGAGTTGCGATGCCACCGCCGCGCGCTCGGCCTCAGGGATAAAATGCCCCAGCGCCTCCTGAATGGCCGCGATGCGCGCATCGAGCGGCAGGCGCTGCAGCTCTTCGGCTGAGAGGTTCAGGCGGTCCAAGGCATCGACCGCGGGTCCGGTTCCGGCGGCCGCCTGGCTCAGCCGTCGCGTCAGCTGCACGGTGGCCTGCTCGACCTGACCCATCGACACGCCCGCCAGATCGCCCGCCCGCTCCAGCACCTGAAGGCTGGCAACCGTTGTGCCAAGAGATTGTGCCATCTTGGCCTGCGCATCGACGGTCTGCAGGCCGGAGCGGATCATCGCGACCCCCGCCGCCGCCAGCGCCGCAGTGGCAGCCGCTGCGGCAAGCGTGGCGCGGCGGGCAAAGGCGGCAACGCGCGCATTCGCCATGTCCATCTCGCGCGACAGTCGCCCGAACCCGCGCGCGCCTGCCTCGCCTACACCTTCCAGCTCGGCGCGGACCTGGCGGCCGCCTTCCGCGACGAGGCGGACAGATACGCGTTTTTCAGCCATCGCGGCTTCCTTCCATCTGTTCGTTCAGTTTGCGGACCATCACAGCTTCAATCTCGGGCAGCAGTTCGGCCGCGATCAGGGTGTCGATCCCGAGGGCACGTGCCATGGCGAGCGCCGCGCCCATGTCCCAGCCCAAGACTGCGCCTGGGATGACCCGCAGCTGGCCACCAAGGCGGCCGACCAGATCCCAGACCTGCCAGCCGTCCTGCGTCTGCGGCTGGTTCAGTCTTGCGGGGCAGTCGGGGCAGCGCCCCGTGCAGGCCGCACAGTAGCCGTCGCCGCCGCCGAAGGACCATTCGGCGAGGGCGCGGAGACGTTTTTTTCCGCGTCCAGGATCAGGCCACGCGCGACGTATTGGGTCTGGAACGCCTCGAAGACCGGCCAGATTTCCAGCAGGGCGTCAATGCCCTCGGGGGTGACGGGCACGATGTTACCTGCGTCATCGCCGACACCTTCCCAATCCAAGACCGCCCGGCGAGCCACGGACTTAGCCATGGCCAGAGCCAGTTCCTCTTGGGAAGCACCATCGGGCAGCCCTTCGATGGCGGGATCCGCGCGGGCCGATACCATCAGGGCGGTGGTCAGGGGGCCCACCAGCAGGCGCAAGCCGGGGGCGAGGTCCAGCCATTGCGGCGTAGCGGTCAGGTTCAGACGGATCATCAGTATGCCTCGATATCGTTGATCAGGGTTGCGGTGCACATGCGGGCGGGGCTGGCAGCTTTCGCCGCTTGCCAGTCAAAGGTGGCCTGCACGCCCTGCGGCCCGGAAATCTCGATCCGGGGGCGCGGCAGGTAGACGGCGTGAACGGTGAAGGTGAAGCTATCCCCGGAGGGCAGGACATAGGCGAAGCTGATCTCGCAGGGATCGCCGCTGATTGCCTGCGTCACCAGCGTGCTGTCGGCAAAGCGAACCTCGATCCGGCCGGTCAGTGCGGCGATGGACGGGTCGGCCCCGTCGATCTTGCCGTCGCTGCGGATCGTTTCGATCCGGTCGAGGTTGTTGGCATAGGTGATCTCGGCCGAGACCACGTTGCCGAGCGCGCTGCCGTTCCGGCTGATCGCACCGTTGAAATGACCGAACCGCTTCAGCGCCAGTTCAGCGGGCGTGCCTGCGCCGCTCAAAGTGGCGGTGGTCTCGCCCTGCGCCACCAGCCGGGCGGTCGCGGTCAGCAGGCCTGAACGTTGCACTTGCCATGACAGCTGATCCAGCACGCAGCCGGAATACATCGCAAAACGCGGTACCTCGGGCATACCGGTCTCAATCGACATCGAGGGCAAGGTCCAGCTGCCCGAGCGGAATTCATGGGTGTAGGGCCCGGCACCAGAGGTGATCGGATCACCGAAGGCCGCCTTCAGCCAGAACCCGAAGGCCTCGGCGTCGATCGGCACCATGACATCGCCATCGGCCGTTACCGCGTCTTTGATCGGGGCCAGCGGGTCGCGGCCATAGCCGAGCAATTCGCTGTTCAAAAGTGGCTGTTCTGACCCCAGCGAGGTGCTGGCGAATGGCATCTTTGTGAAACCACTGAGCGGTGGGGTTCCGTAAACTGTCTCATACGCAAGCGCCATCTGCGCCCGCGCGCCTTGCGCACGTGCCATGGGAGTCTCCTATTTGTCGGGGTGTCAGGCCAAGGGGCCGGTGGTGGTGTAGTGCAAGACGACGGTGATCACCGCAGCCTTGATCGCTGCGGCGCCCTCGATTGGCAGATCGACCGAGGCCGGGGCTTCGGGTTCTATCCAATTGCAGAGGCCGCCGAGCGTGCGGTCAGCTTCCAGCGCGGCGCCGATAGCGGCGATCAGGCTGTCGAAGGCGTTGGCCCGGCCGGTTCCGGCTTGGACGACCACTTCAAGTTCGGCGCGGTGCTGGTAGTGGTAGCGCAGGGGCGACAGCGTCACTTCCGGCTCGCCCGGCTGACCGTCGCGCAGGATGATCAGCCCGGCCGCTGGAATACGCTCGGGCAGGACTTCATCCCGAAGAACAAGGGCGGCAAGCGGCTGCAGTCGCGCTTGCAGCGCGGCGAGGATTTTTTCGCGGGTAGTGGGCATCTGTGATCCCAATTCGGGGAGGCGGGTGGGTCCCAAAGCGGGCAATATTGCTACGTTTCTGTTTACGCCTCTCCAAAGTCAGGCAAACCGAAGTTGGCATTGATATCGTGCAGGTATGAAAAGGGGTTGCTGGCGCGAGCTTTCCTGCCCGCTAAGTATCCCCGAACACCAATATCCGCCGCTGCGAGGGCGGCGCCGGCGCCGAGTAACGCTGGTCCAGCAAGTCCTGTGAAGTAAGCTAGTGCTCCAACGGAAGGCACCGAAATTGTAAGTGCCCGATAGGCGCCTTCCCAGGCAGTTGAAATTGATTGTTGATCCAATTCCCTCTTCAATGCCCGCAAACCGGGCTCAATACTCCTATCGTAAGTTTCTTGGGCTTTATTGAACAGCTCTTTGCCGCCCAAATCACCTGCATTACTCAGCTTATCCGAAAATTCTAGTATCTTGCCCGCGAAGTCCAAATATTGATCTTTTCTTGCCTCACGAAATTTGATCAACTTTGCCACGGGTACAGACGTATCAACCTTCAATCCCCGCATTACCACCCCAATCATTGCCCCTTCTGCTCGCTCGGTGGATGAATCGACAACATCATCAAACAGAAACCGGAACGATAAGCCGTGAGATCGCTCATGCGAGGTAAGTGGGGACATCGCCAACTTCTGAGAAAGCTGCGCAGCTAGCGCTGACATGTATGCATTGGCGAAGCGACTATCTACTAACAACCACTCTCCGCCGCGTTGATCAAAATGCCAACCTCTTTCGAAAAAGTTGCGCATAATGTAAGGTAATTTTTCAGGATGCATTTGAGCCATTTCCATATCGTGGAACGCCTGACGAAGTTCGGGTGGTACCTTTCCCCGATGCATTCTGGAAATCCCATATTGGAACAATAGTTGCCTCATTTCGGGAGACATCTTTCCCGGGTGCATACCAGCTTCGTGAAATGCCTCATCAAGCTCCCAAGTGAAATCATGAATTTGTCCAGTCGATTGAAAAGTTGGATTTTCTGTACAGTGCGAATCCCGCCAGTTGCGGTCGCTGCGATCCCCGAGTCGTAGGATTTTTCTGCCAAGATCTTCGATCACGTCTTGTTGCAAATCGCAACGGAGAGGGGTCAAGTAACCCTCCGCGTGGCAGATCTTCGAATCTTCATTCTGATAAGGTTCTTCAATGGCGCTTGGGGCGATCGTCTGGATTTCATCCCAGAACAAAATCGCTGAGCGCAGCCAAGCTGGATCATCAATATCAATGTGCGGAAAATAGAGCGCCGTACCCAGCATGTGCGATCCCTTCAAAAGCTGAGCCACGTTAGTCACCCAATACGTGTACGGCAAGCTGGTTGACACACTCAAGGGCGTGGTATCCGGACTTTCCGTATAGCAGACACTAACTTGGTCGCTCCGCCACCCAGTTCGCCACGATCCGCCCCGGCACGCCATCCACTGCCCGCTCTGCATCCCGCGCCAGATCCAGCCGTTTGCGCAGCTTGACCTGCGGCACCAGCAGAAAGATCGGCACGGTCACCATCCCGCGCCCGGTCTTGGACCTGCTCGCGACCGCCCGGCCCTTGGTGTTTAGCCGTCCCTCGGCCACCAGCAGGCTTGGGCCCCTCCGGCGATAGATAAACCGCAGCCGCAGACCGGTGCGGCGCTCCCATTCGCCGGGGGTGATCCGACCGCCTTTGCTGCTTTTGCCAGCGGCAGCAGTTGGAATCGCAAGCCAAAACCCTTTCTTGGACCGGATCAGCGGGCCGGTGTCATGCGCTCCGATGATCACCGGGGCGTTGGACCAGACCAGCGCCGCTGCGTTCAGGCTGTCGCCAGTTTTGGGGAAGCTGGCCAGGCGGATGCTGTTGCCCAACCTCGTGCCCAACCCCGCGCCGGTGATCTGGCTGCGCCAAGCGGATTTGAGACCGGTGCCAGCCTCGCGCATGGCGGCCGACACCGCCTTTTCACCGGCGGCAATTTCTGCCTGCATCAAGGCGGCGATGTCGGGATTGATCTCGATCCTCAGCCTCATGTTGGCCGCAGGTCCAGCGTCCAGATCAGACGTTCGCGATCCCGCATGGGTTCTCCCTGGATCGCAAAGCTGTCGGCCCCGATCACGATCAGATCGTTTGGGCGGGGCCCCGGAAGGTCTGCGACGCGCACGTCCACCATCATGCTGTCGCTGACAAAACGGGCCGCCCCGAATTCGGTGATGCGGTCCGGGGCGCGACGTATGACACGGATTGGC